CATTATTACTTTGGAGACCTTCAAGGTGATAAGTGGACAAAGAATGAATTTACACTTTCTAATGGCTGTAGGATGATTGGTAAGGGTACATCGCAAAGATTGCGTGGTAAAAAACAAAATTCAACACGATATACGGGAATGATACTTGATGACTTCGAATCAGAGTTAAATACTAAAACTCCCGAAGCAAGGCAACAAATTAAGAATTGGGTAACTGCTGCGGTTTATCCAGCGATTGATTTTGATAAGAATGGATTTTTATGGTGTAATGGTACGATTGTCCATTATGACTCATTCTTGAACAACCTTGTCCGTGATAGCAACGAAGCCAAGCAAAATGGCGAAGATTTCTCTTGGAAGATAGTTACATATAAAGCATTACTTGATGATGGAACACCACTCTGGCCAAGTCGCTGGCCAGTAAAGAAGATTGAAGAACGTAAGCAATTTTATATAGATTCTGGCACTCCAAGTAAATTTTATCAAGAATACATGAATCAGGCTAAATCACCTGAAGACCAAATTTTTACTGAAGGAGATATCACTGATGGGCTATATAAAGGACATTGTAGATTTGATGAAGAAGCTCAAAGTTGGTATATTCAATTCGATGACAAGAGTCGTGAATTTGTCAATATCTATATTGGTGTTGACCCTGCTTCGACACTTGGGGCTCGTAATGACTATAGTGTTATTATGGTTATTGGCGTTACTGCTAAGTTTGATTACTACATTATCGAGTATTGGAGAAAAAGAGTCTTACCGATGGACTGCGCAGATGAGATATTTAAAACTGTTGAACGATATTCACCCGTCAAAAGAGTAAACATTGAAACAATTGCATATCAGGAAATGCTTCGTGATTACGTGCAAAAGCAAAGTAAAGCACGAGGAATGTTTATTCCTGGTATAAACCAAGGTATTAAAGGGTATGGCAACCAAAAGAAAAAGGATAGACTGTTTGAGGGTCTTCAGCCTAAGTTCAGGCAAGGGGCTGTACACTTAAAGAAGGATATGCATGAGTTTATCGGAGAGCTGTTAGATTTTCCAAAGGGCTCTCATGATGACTGCATTGATGCATTTTGGCTATCAACTCAGTTTGCAAAAGGCAATAAATCGGTTGGTAAAGCCACTATTAAGGATAAGGCAGGAAATACTTACAGAAACCGAACTAAAAAGGCATACGACTGGCTTACAGGTGCGAGACGATAATTTGCATCATACAGTAAAGCTATAGTATATTTACCCCTATGATTCAAGAAGATATTAGAGTAAAAGAAATAAAAGAGTTGTGGAGACGTTGGTCTGATGCAAGAAAAGATTGGGATGTTCAAGCCCGTGAAGACATAGATTTCTATTTAGGGAATCACTGGTCTGAGGCACAAGTTAATGAACTTGATGAACGTAACCAGTCTTCTCTGGCACTAGACAGACTCTACTCTGCGGTTGAACAGTTTAAAGCTATTATTACTTCCAAGCCTCCTAAATTCTCTGCTGCAGGCAGAGAAGATTCTGATATAAAAATGGCTAATGTATGGAAAGGAATCTTAGAATATGTTTGGGACATCTCTGATGGAGACGAAACATTCAAGCAAACTATTCATGACTATGCTGTTACAGGACTAGGGTATTTTTATAGCTATATAGATGCTGAGGCTGATTATGGTCGAGGTGAGGTTAAATTTAGCTATGTTGACCCATTTCGTGTAGTAGTAGACCCAAATTCTCGTAATCGCTGGTTTGATGATGCTTCTGGTATAATGCTATCAACAATCATGACCAAACTTCAATTGATGGATTTATATCCTCAGTTAGCTGAACAAAATGAAGAAGGTAAAAGCTTAATAGATGAACTTGAGGGAAATGATTATCTTGAAGAAGATTATCCTAGCTCTACTCAAGCTCAAACAAAAACTAGATTTACACCTGATATTGTTAAAGATTTAGACCAAGGAGAGGGTTCTGAGAAATATCGATTAATTGAATCTTTTTCAAAGATTAAAGTTCCTTATTATCGTGTTATTGATATGCAATCTGGAGATGAACAGATTCTTGATGATGCAAAACTCCAAGCACTACTTCAAGATGAACGTATGCAATTGGCAGTTGAGAAGGGTATGATTGACATTGCTCAAGTAATGCAAACAAGGATTAAATTGACTTGTATTGTTGGGCAAATTGTTTTATACGAAAGAGTACTGGATACTGATGTTTACCCTATCGTACCAGTACCAAATATATGGACTAATACTCCTTATCCAATGAGTGATGTTCGAAAGAATAAAGATTCTCAAATATATTTAAATAAGGTGCTATCTTTAATTACATCTCATGCACAAGCATCGGCAGGGCTAAAGTTACTTGTTCCTGAAGGTTCAGTTGATAATATAGAGCAATTAGAGAAGGATTGGGCAAATCCAAATGCTACAATTGAATATGACCCATCTTTAGGAGAACCTCATTTTCCAGCTCCTCAACCACTTGCAAGTTCAATACTTCAATTACCTGCGATGATTGAGAAGTATATTGATTTAAATATGGGGATATTTGAGATGATGCAAGGGAATACTGAGGTAGCTCCAAAAACATCATCCGCAACAATGATGCTTGAAGATTTCGGACAAAGGCGTTCAAAATCTAAGTTGCGTGATATTGAGGGTTCATTAAAGAGGTTAGGTCGAGTTATATATAATCTTGCTAAATCTCATTATGATTTCAAGAAAACATTTAGAATAGTACAACCAAACAATGATTTAAATGAATATACTATAAATAAAAGATTATACGATGATAAGACTATGGAACTTCAGTCTATTGAGAATGATATATCTGTAGGTCAATTTGATATTCGTGTTATTGGTAATTCTACTATGCCATCAAATAAATGGGGTGAGTGGAATATTTATATGGAAGCATATCAAGCAGGCTTAATTGATAAGGTAGAAGCATTGAAGAAAACCGATATATTTGATAAAGCAGGCGTATTACAACGTACTGATATGATTACACAATTGCAACAACAATTGCAAGGTGCTCAAGAGCAAATTAAGAAATTATCTGGTGATTTACAAACTAGAGACCGAGAAGCAGTACATCTCCGTAAAGCTGCTGAGGTCGAGAAGTTTAAAGGAAGGCTTAAAGAAACAGAGTCATCAAGTAAAGCCGAACAAAAATTACAAGTCGGAAGACTTTCAAACGCTGTTAAACTCGAATCTGAGAAATTACGTTTAGCCACAGAGCAAGAGAAACGTAGTCAAACTCAAAGAGATAAGAGAGATAGCAAACAAGGAGATAAGTAAAATGGACGCAAATGAACTAGGAAATCAAATTCAAGATGAACTTGGTCAATCCGAGCAATTTGTAGGGCAAGATGAAGGACAAACACAAGAAGAGACTTCTGTCAATTGGGAAGAACAAGCAAAATTCTTCCAATCTGAAAAGGATAAGCTCTATAGTGAAAATCAAAAGCTAAAGCAATACGAAGAAGTTGGCAAATTTTTGGAATCACGACCTGATGTCATTGAGCAACTCAAAGGCGCAGTCGATGGTCAACCAAAAGCACAACAACAAGTAGCACTTAAGCCTGATGAGTTTGACCCATGGGAAGCCTATAATGACCCAACATCTGCATCTTATAAATTTAGGATGCAAGAACTACAGCAAACCATTGATGGTGCTGTTAATCAAGCTACTCAAGGTATTCGTAAAGAAACAGGAAGAGCGAATTTAAACGCTCAACTTAAAGCAAAAGGAATGAATGATGAACAAGTTCAATCGTTTTTTGATTTTGCAGACAAACACCCTTCTGAGTATGGATTGGATAACGTAATCAAAATGTGGCAAGCTGTTAACGGTGCTCCAGTGAGCGAAGGACAACCAAGCCCATTAGACCAAGTACGTAATGTACAAAGTCAACCTCAGCAAGTCGGTGGTGTATTACAAGGTGAAAAGCCTCAAATGCCAAAATCTGACGCTGATGCAATGTGGGACTCAATTGTCGCTGCTGGAGGACGCACTAACGTATTAAAATAAACTTAGGAGAAAAAAATGGCTACTTATAATAGTGGACAAGTAAAATTCGGAACTCCTGGTGCAGTCATTGATAGTACAATACCATCACGTAGACTGTATGACTTTAGTGATAGGGTCGCTGACTTAGCTCCAGATGAATCTCCGTTTTTTGTATATTTGTCAAAAGTAGGAAAAGTTCCAACATCGGATTCACAATTCCGATTCTTGGAAGATAGGACTAAAATTTCTATTACTGATAGAAGTTTTTTATTAAAAGGTGCTGTAACTTTAGTTGCAGAAGGTAGTGATGATACAATGATTTTTGATACTGCTGGTGGTGATGGCGTAGATTGGCTGTTACCTGGCATGGTTGTTGCAATTGGTGATGTTGATGGAAATTCTGTTCCAACAACAGCTAATGTAAGAGTCAATAGTGTTGATAATTCAAGTTCAGCAACTCAAACATCTGTAACATGCACAGTAATATCTCATGTAGCGACAACAAGTACATTAGCATTAGCTGATGATTCAAAATGTACTGTTATCGGAACTTCTTTCGCAGAAGGAACAGGTTCGCCAGACGTATGGTCTCAAAAGCTAGATAACGATTATGGGTATACTCAAATCTTTAAAACAGCTTGTGAAATGACCAACACTGCTCGTGCAACTGTATATCGTGGATATGCTGATGAATGGCAACGTCTTTGGAATCTAAAGTTACGTGAGCATAAAGTTGATATTGAACGTGCAATGTTATTTGGTCAACGAGGTTCAGCAGGTGGAATACAGTATACAGATGGTATAGTGGGCTCTACAATTGCTGAAGGATATGCAAATATTAAAAATGATGGTTCTCAATTAGCTTACAATGAAGGTGTTCCATACTATAAATCAAACACAACAGCTGAGTGGACATATGATGATTTATTATCTGATTTTGAGATAATATTTGACCCAGCTCGTGGTGGTAGTTCTTCTAAATTGGCATTGGCATCTCTTCCTGTAATCTCACACTTTAATAAAGTGGGTGATGGTGGATTCATTGATGGCTCATTAGCGAGCTCAAGTGGAGCTGCATATAACTATAATGCAAGCAAAGGTGCTTTTGGGCATATGGTAACTAAGGTTGATACTATCCATGGAGATGTATCTCTTGTTAAAGAACCTTTATTTAGAGGTTTTTCATCAGGATTTATGCAAATGGTTGACCTTGACCATGTTTCATATAGACCTCTTGTTGGCAATGGTGTTAATCGAGACACTTCAATTACAACTAATGTGCAACAAGCTGATGAAGATTTACGTAAAGACATGATTCTTACAGAAGCAGGTCTTGAAGTTTCTCTTCCTGAAACTCATGCACTTATTAATTTGGAGGGTGTGTAAAATGAGAAGTGATATACTAAATGAAAATAGTGGTAGCTATGGAATGATTCCTAATGCGTATAAAGTTTCAGCTAAAACAGCTGACTTTACAGCAGCAGCAGGATATGTATATGTTGTTACTAAGTTAGATGGATGTGATGTTACTTTGCCAGCTCCAAATGCTGGAGATAAAATCAAGATAGTATTTGATGGGGCTACAAGTAATTCTCATACAGTAACTTCAGATGCTTCTACAACACTAATAACAGGATGGGCAGCTATGTCAGATACAGCTGACCAAACTGCAGCAGCTATGGAAAACTTTGTAGCTGATGAAGTTGATGATAGAATAATTACCTTGAATAGAACTACTACAGGTCTTTCAGGGATTATTGAGTTGACTGGTGTTGGAGCAAACAAATGGTATGCAGAGTGCATTATTCATTCAAATGGTGATGCAGCTACTCCATTTAGCTAATCCTAGCGAATAACAGTTATTGGGAACTGGGGAGAGGTCGTATAAAGGGCTTCTCCCAAATCCCTTATTAAAAAGGAGAATGTATGTTTGGTAAAAAAGATTTTAAAAAATATCCTGGTGGTGGTGCTCTTGAAGGTGAGTCTCATTCACAAGGAGGAATACCAATTGAAGCTGAAGGTGGAGAGTTCATTGTTAAGAAGGATTCTGTGAATCCATCAACATTAGCAATACTTGAATATATTAATGAGTATGGAGATATTCCAATGATGGATGCAAGAGATAGAAGCGAGATTGTATAATGGCAAAAGAAGAATATCCAATATATGATGCAGGTGGAAGAGTAAAGATTTATAGAGAAGGTGGAGTAATAAGTGAAAAAGAAAATAGTATGCTAGAAGAGCATAAAGAGCATCATAGTAAAGAGCATATGAATGAGATGAAAAAAGATATGGTAAAAGGAGATAGTTTTAAATCAGCTCATAATAAAGCTATGAAAAAAGTCGGAAAGTAAATGGGTTATAAAAGTAACCAATACGAGAAGAAAAAAAATTCTAAGAAGTACAAAAAGAAAACTAAAGGAAAGAAGAATGGCAAGAACGTATTATTGTAAATGTGGTGGTAAAGTTGAATCAGGTGGAGACATGACTTGTAAATGTGGTCATGTTTTTGGCAATAAATTCAAAGTTGGCAATCATATCAATATGCGTACAACTTGGTCAGGACAAACACAAGTAGAATTTACTCAACAGTCAATGAAAGAATCTGTTGAAGGCATGGGAGGGGAGTGGTAGATGGCTGAAACCTTCAAAAATCAAGTTGATGCTTTAACAGGATTTGCAGGTACTGAAGATGATGCTTTAAGTGATTGGCTTACAGCAGGAGCAATTGAGATTATAAATCAATTACCTCCAAATCTAAAAGAAAAATGTATGACAATTACTAATTTATATATTAGTAATACAGATACTACAATGGATATGGATGGAAAAGGTGATGTACTTTACGTTACTCGTGAAAATGCTGATAGTGGAGTTTTTGCTCCTTGTAGAAAAATATCTTCAATGTATGGTGACCTTACAAATGATTCTGATAATATAATTTATGGAGCAACTTCTACTGACCCTATATATTATATTGAAAGTAATTCGTCTGGTGCTTCAACCTTATTTGTAAAGCCTACTCCTACAGCTGCTCAGCCTGCAAAAGTATATCATATTTCATATCCAACGGTTACGCATGGTTTGGCATTAATTGCAAATTTCCCTGATGAAGCTGAATATCTTGTAACGCTATATGCAGCTATAAAAGCTACGGAAAGGCTTATGCTTGACGAAGAAGACCAAGAAGTATATGCTCCACAACTTGCAACATTGAAGCAAGATTATGCCCAAGGATTAGCAGCCCTTAGAGGAGGACAAGAATAATGAAAATAAAAGAATTAATTCAACAAGTTGAACATTTAATGGGTCGTCAACCTGAAGCTTATATGATTCGCTTGATAAATGATGGTTTGATTGATATAGCATCAAAGAAAAAAGAATATACTGTATCAGCAAAGACAGATTTAATTAAGAATAAAAGATGGTATGCTCTTGATGACCAAGCAATTGATATTACAAAAGTAGAAGTATTGGATACAAATAGTCGATATGTAATGATACCAAAGCTATCAGATTCACATAAATTATTACGTGAAGATACTGATAATACTGATGATAGTTTAACTTAGGAGTTATATGGCAACACAAAAAAGAACATTCCCAAATCAATATTTTGCATGGTATAACGATGACAAGCGTCTTGCAGTATTAGCTCTTGATTTAACTACTGACTCTACTGAAAGCACAAATGAACCATACGATTCATATCAAGATGCTGATGTATCAAATGGACTAAGAATAACATATCATTCAAAATATGAAACTGTAACCGCAAGTGATGTAACTTCTAATAACGATATAAGTGGTAGCTTTGGATTAGATACAGGGATGCAAAATGCATTATTATGTTATATAAAAGCAAGACTATATGATGACCAGGGTGATATACAAAAAGCTCAATATTTTAGGCAAATGTATGAAACATCTATTAAGAAATATCCATCACGTAAATCAGGTGTACGACAATTGTCTGTACCAAGGCTTTAGGAGAATTATAAATGAGCTCAACAGTAACATCATGGACACCAGATTCAAATACAAAAGCAGATACAACAAGTTCAACGCTTGCTGTGCCCTTGATAATGCAACAATATTTTGGGATACAGGAGCTAAATACAGCAGCAGGCTATCATCACATGCTATGTAATGGAATGATGAACTCAGCTCCAACTGGGGGTACTAATTCAGCTCTTGGCAATGGAACTGACCCTTCGACTTCAGTTGATTTTTCAGCTTTGACAAACACATATACTGAAGATTTGATTGCAGCTATTTGGTATGTACCTGTTGATTGCACTATGACTGAAGTAAAAGTTTTAGCTACGACAGATGGGACAAACTCAGAAACATTAAGGTTTCATCTTATGCAATATGATTTAGATACATCTTCAAATCTTGGAGATTTATCTTCGGGTACTCTTATGGCTTATTCACCAGATATATCAAGCTTAACAGCAGATACTTTAAAAGTTGGAACATTTACATTAGATAATCCAGACTTAACGGCAGGGAAAATTGTTATTGTTACTGTAGAGGCTGATGATGCAAATGATAAAGCCTCAGCACAAGTTTTTATTAACTACAAACCAAGATAAATAGGAATTTAAGGTAATGCCTAAAACAAAAGAAGCAAAATATAAAGAGTTAAAAGAAAAAACAAATAAGCCTACAATTGATTCGTCAATTGAGGCATTATCAACTCAATTGGTAGAATATCGTAAGCAAGCTGAATATTTCAAAACAATGGCTATTAAGGTAGAAGGTGCTTTGGAAGTATTGAATCAATTGAAGGAAGACGATGGAGACGCTTAAGGATTCATTGGTTACAGTAGGTCAGGGAAGTGGTGCAATAGCATTAA